TGCTATATAATCCTGTTGTTGCAACGGCAGAAAGTGATGGTGTATCTGTCAAATCATCATACGATCCCGAAGTAGCAACAGTTGCAAGTGTAGGTTTGCCTGTTAAGTCTGCATATGCTCCGCTGAAAAGTGTAGGCTGATTAGATAAGTCATTATATGATCCAGAAGTTGCTACAGTTGCTAGGACTGGTTTACCTGTAAGGTCTGCATATGCACCACTAAAGAGAGTAGGTCTATTGCTTAGATCATTATATGATCCTGAGGTAGATACTGCAGCAAGAGCAGGTCTGTTAATTAGATCTGTGTATGATCCGGATGTCGCAACTGTAGATAAGCTCGGCGCTCCGGTTAAACTAGCATATGCATAACTTTGTCTGGATTGTATATATGCAGCATCAATCAATTGTGATGCATTTCCGGAATCAAAATTTGAAACACCACCAATCAATCCTTGAAGGTACGTAAAATTATTATCCATTTCAGTATGCGTAAGCATTGAGCCTTTTGTGGATCTAAGTGTGAGTGCCATTTTATTCTCCTAATTAATTTTAAGCACTATCAAATGCTAAGTCGATTTCTGTATCAAATCCGTAATCACTGTCTGGTAATCCAATTACATTTAATGGATCAGGATTAATTGTAATAGTTTCTAATAATTTATCTGAATCTTGGTTAATAAGATACACATCAGCAATAGATTTTCTAATAACTTCACCTTCACCAATAGGACCAAAGAAACTTAATTTCATTTCGAATTCTAATGTATATATGATTGTTCTACGTTGTTCCATAGGTGCATCATAATCATCGGTAAAGGATACGCCTGTAATAATAACAGGAATATCTTCTTTAAAGTCAGGATATTTTTCAGCAAATGGTTTAATAGTCAAGGTATACTGTGGATTAAATGTAGGTAAAATTTGTTCTACAATTTGTAACGCATCATCCTGACTTTTGGCGTATATATTTAACTGAAAATTAATATTATACGGTACCGGCGAATAAAACTTCTGTCTAGTCTGAGGTGTTGACCCTAAAGTTTTAAAATTACTTACCTTTGTCAATTGTCGAGTAAGATCATAACTAATTTGAGTAATTTCAAATGACATGCGTGGCAGTTTGACTGCAATTTTTGTGTCGTTATTTAAATCACTATTTTCTCTTAGTCGCTCTAAATACTTCTGTTTCGGTGCGTATGCCAAAGGAACTTTTAATTGATTGAGAACACCGCCTGCAGCATCTTTACGAACTACATATATGTTATTGAAAAGCCGCCCAAATATAGCAACCGACTTGCGAATCTTTTCATGATAGAAATAGGTACCAAACATTATTGATTCTCCGGATCACCAAATGGGTTATCTTCACTAAAGTCAAGGAAATCATCTACAAATTGTTCAGTAAATAATTCATTCTGTTCGCCTTCAGATAATGTATTTATTTCAGTAGCAGATATGACTTCTAGACCTATTGAATAGGAAGGATTTGTTTTACTAAGTCGACTACTTAATACTGTAGGATTGCTTGCAGTAAATGTAGTAAATTTACCGTCGTCTGATCCCACATGAGCAAGATATAGATAACGATTTAAATCATTGGAAGAATCAAGTTGATATCTCTGAACCTCACCTCTCATAATAACACCTGAAGTCAGAGTCTGGGTTACACTATCTCCAATTTCGTATGAGCTATCAAAGTTTAAAGATCTTCCGCTTGATATTGTAACAATAGGTGCAGAATCATAACCAAATCCTCCGTCGATTACAAATAAACCATTTACTTCTCCAATTGAGCTATCAATAGTTGCTCGAGCAGTGGCTCTTTTATAATCAAATCCAACTTTAATTTCCGGAACTTGGTTATAATAGTAATCATCGCTATCAACAGGAACTCGAGTTGACCAAATATTATCAAAGATAGGTTGAGCAGATTTTTTTGTAAATGTAAAGTGGTCAAATTGTCCAGTAAAACTTTTACTTGGGATTTGAATTCCTGGTTTAGTAGCAATAGGAGAAATATTAGCTAAGTCTTTACCAACTCTAAAAATGTCACCACTATCATAAGGTGGGTTTAATTCAATATTTACATTAGTGCTTGGACCTATTTGTGTATTAACATTTGCTCTAAATGTATTTTTTAATAATTCAAAATGAATAAAATTCCATGCACCCGAATCAAGCGAAAGACTCGTATTAAAAACAGTTTGGGTTACTCCAACTGCATGTGCATCTTGATAGATAGTTGAATCAACATTGAATACCATACCAGCATAACCGTAACTATCCATAACAATTCTAAAATCATCTGACCACAGAATTGTAGAAGCTTCAATGAATGTCGGTTTAATCCAAAATGCTATCTCAGCAATTTGTTGATTTATACCACCATAGCTATCTGTAAGAGTAGCAATAGTACTAGTATTAGAAGAATCATGTACTAAGGAGCTATAACCAAATTTAAAATCTTGGCTATCAATTCCGGCATAATCGCTATCGATATTAGGAAATGACAAATGCACAGACGGATTATACTGATAATAATTTCCGGAATCTGTAATTGTTAAACTAGTTACTACACCCATTACGTAATACTCGCTGTTCCAGTTGCATTCCTAGGAGCTTTTAAAGTCACTTTATACTGGTATGCATATTTTCTTTCGATGTCATCGATACCTTGAACTCCCGTATCGAAATCTTCACCACTATATTCAAACAGAGTACAACGCATTTTATAGACAGGTAAATTTTCTATTTGATAAAATGGCTGTTCATGTTCAACATGCTGAATTTGAAACATTTTATTTGTTAGAGGAATATAAATGAGGTCACCTTCAGCCGGCCTCTCAACTTCAATTGCATTATCTGGTCTTCTTACTTGTGTAGCAAATCTTTGCTTAGATACCACTAGTGTTACTTCATCTCTAATTTCAACGCCAAAACGGGTATAGAGATCACCTTCACCGTCAAATCCTTCTACATTCTCGATATACATTTCAATTTTATGAGAATGAGGAAATAGAGATGCTACGTCGTCTCCAAGTAATTTATCTTCATTTACTAAACTTCTTGGTAGGTAATAGATATCCTGTCCATAGATCTTAAGAGCCTCAATAACGAGGTTCTCGTATAGATCCATTTCTGATCTAACCTTTTCAGAGAAATATAAATTACGAGCCATAAAGTTAACCTACAAAAAAATCTGCTGGAAATTCGTGCTCGTCTCTAATTCTTTGTCTAAGTGATTCAATTTCTGTAGTAGCATCATCGTACATTTGTCTGCCATTAAATGTTACTCCACCCGGTAACATTACTCCTTCAAATTTCATAAGATTCGATCCCCACTGTTGTTTAATGAGAGCCGTAGAATAATCCTTAAGCCACATATCGTTATAGATCGATGTATAAGTATCGGGATCAATAAGAGTATAAACTTCTGCTACCAAATAATCTCCTGCTATAATATCTTTTGTAGCAAAATCGCCAAAAATATACAGTCTATCTTGATGTCTAGACCAGTGTGTTTGTGGTGTACCATTTAATTTCATATCTAGCATTGAAAGATATTGTTGCATTTGATCATAATAAGCCAAATCTCCAGCAAAATTTTGGAGATCAGCAATATCGTTAAGCATCATTTGATACTTAATATCAAAGAAATTTTGTGAGCCAGAAAATGTACTTGCGACTGGAAAAAGCTTAGATATATAAAGAACATCTGAAGAAATAGGAATATATTCATTCGTAACATCAGTAGAAGTTACTTGATGTTTTAAATAAGTTTTTATAGTAGCGTCTGAGTGATATTCTTGCCAGTATTGAATTGCTTCGTCAATACGATCTTCAATCTGGTCCTCATCAACGTTAATTTCCAAGACTGGATCGCCAAGACGACGCTTACAATAATCAATTAGCGTATCTCTGGAATTAGGTGGTGCCATAAAATAGTCTCCGACATGTAAAATTCTTTTGACTATTTATATGTTTTTTGAATTAAACTAGCCGTCAAATTCTATGATTGCCGCGCCAAGTATTGTTGCAATATCTCTACTTCTACTCATTTAATTCAATACCTCTTCGTCTAATACTATAATTTACGGAATAATTGCTATTGAATCTGGATAAATACTTAATCCAGTCCCAGTTCTTTTATTCATTGCAACTTCTAAAGAATCTATTGCATTTCCTGCACCAAATGCGGTATGTTGATAGGCTTGTGTCCAAGTTGA